ATAATGGAGACAATGTGGATGACCTAAAGACAGTAACCTTCGAACTCTTGCCAGATGGCCTTCTAATCGCCACACTCGTAGAGCATGAAGTCTCAATGCGGTTTAAGATAAATGGGATGGACTCGGGTAATATCAAGGCTGGGATGCGTAGGATATGCAAAGCGGTTGAGAAGGAATGGGGTGAGGTGATGTTTGCTAATTTCAATCGTGTTTGTGATGAGTTGAGGGAGTTATGATTGATACAAAGTTTCTTAAAGAAAGGCTTGAGGCTCGGTTTTATCCTCATAAGGTTGAGATTTATTTATCTCCAATTATTCAATGGGTATGGGTATGTTTTAAGAGTGACAAGGTAGATAAAGTTGACTTCGTTGGAAAAACATCATCTTATTCAAAGATCGAAAAAGCCTTGATTGATAGCTGTGATAAACTTGATGAGGTGGATTGATGCTTAACTGGCTCAAGAGAATTAGGCAGTGGAGGGAGGTTGACGAGATTAATCGAAAGCCTTTAGGTTGGGGTATTGAATGGCCGATGCCTAAAGAGTTAAAATGTTCTGATTTTACTGAAGATCAGGTTAGGTCTTTGATTGAAGAAGTGAACAAGGAATATGATAAACCAAATTACAATTTCATGAATTTAGCAGGGTGGAAATATGAATAAAAGAATGTGGCACTTGTTTTTTGCTAAAGAAGAAATTGACAAAAATGATCCTGTTGGTGAGATTGAATACAGTGGCCATTTCTGGATATCATACGGTAAACAGATAGAAATTGAGGTATTTATAGACTGCGGAGAGTATGATTATATCAGAAGCGTTAAGGTAAAGTTTGACGATGGAGATGTGATTTATGACTATGATCAAGTCAATGGAGATTTTGACTGGATGTGTTTTTCATATTATTTAAAAGAAGATTTTGAAGAAAAGATTGAGAGGTTAGCATGAATGAACCTTGCAATCCATGTGGGGTGTTGTAAAATTAGGGGATGGGAGCAGGAAAACAAAAGATTTTTATATATGGACTTCTTGATAAAAATGATCAAGTTTTTTATGTAGGAAGGACAAAGAATCTTAATAAAAGAATGAGTACTTACCGTTCTTTAAATGCTCATGATAATGAAGACTTGCTAAAGAAATTAAAAGAAAATGGCGTCAGATATGTAATTCTTAGAGAATGCTTTTATAGTGCTGACTGTCATGAGTATGAAGAAATAAGAAAAAGGTCTGGTTTGGTTAATATTATAAAAGACCCTAGAAAACCTTTTCATTCTTGGAGACCAAAGAAGATTTGGCAGGTTGATGGCTCTAGATCTCCATCTACTTCTTATTTCTTACATATGAAGAATGCATTTGGTCATGATTGTTCTGATATTAAAAGGCAATTAAAAGAAATGTCGGATAAAAATAGAATGGCTTATGAGATGAAGTTATCTAATTTACTTTTTAATAGGCTTGAATCTGTTAGAAAATGGGCATTTGGAATTGTGAAGAAAATTGAGGCCAAAGAAATTGTTATCTGATTTGCCAGATAATTGGCAAAAAACAATGACTGAACTAGCGTCAGGCGGGGCTAGTGATGTAGAGATAAGAGTTGCTTTAGGCTGCATATCGGATGATTTATGGTATAGATTTATCAAAGAAGAGCCTGAGTTTTCACGAACCGTATCACAGTGTAAGCTTTTATGTCAAGCATGGTGGGAAAAAAAAGGAAGGTTTCATTTAGTAACTGAAAAGGGGGAAACTTTTAATAATGGTGTTTATGCTCTTCACATGAAGAACCGTTTTGGATGGAGAGATAAGCAGGAAGTAGAATCTAAGGTAGATAATAAAATAACTGTAGAATATGAAATTACCGATTAAGTTTAGTCGGGACCAATACAATTATTTTAATGGGGGCCATGGCAAATATAGAATTATGACCAAAGGCAGGCGTGTGGGTTTTACCCATGGCGCGGCTAATTTCTGTATGGCCCATGCTGTCGGTCATGAGCATAAAATGCTTTGGGTTGATACAATTCAAGGAAATCTAGATAGATATGTTGAGAGGTTTTTCCTTCCTGTTTTAAAGAAGAACTTGCCAGTTGATATGTGGAACTGGAATCAACAAAAAAAAGAGATGAAGATAATTGATACTATTATTGATTTTAGAAGTGCAGAAAGGCCAGCTAATATCGAAGGATTTGGTTATCATAGGATAATTGTAAATGAGGCCGGTATTATCTTAAAAGGTGATAGGGGTCGGTATTTATGGAATAATGCCATTCTTCCGATGACGATGGATTATCAAGATTGCATTGTTTATTTTGGAGGGACACCCAAGGGCAGGACTGATGGTAACGGCTCAGATTGTTTGTATTATGACATGTTTCAAAGGGCCGAGAATGGTAGAGAAAATTATTATCACATAAATATTCCAACTGAGAAAAACCCTTTTTTGGACCCTGATGTTGTAAATGAAGTCATTGAAGAGCTTCCAGAGGGACCAATCAGAGACCAAGAGGCTTATGGTAAATTTGTTGATTCATCAGACGGATATATAGAGCGCGAGTGGTTAAGAATTGACGATATTCCTATTTCAGGTGAGAAGATTATAGGTATTGACCTTGCTGTAACTGAGAAGAAAAAGAATGATGAGACAGCTATTGTTCTCATGGTAAAAGATGGTGAATATAGATACCAGATACAAGAGATTGAGCACTTCAGAGAGAAATGGCCGAATGCAAAAGAGAGGATAATGAGTTTTATAGAAAGGCATAATTGCCCAGCTATCATTGAATCAAATGCACAAATGATTGGCCTCATAGATGATTTGAATAATGAAAAGAGAATGCAGGCTTACACAATTGAAGGAAAGCCAACAAAGAGGGATAAGATAACATCAGCAGCTCCATGGATAAGTAGATTAGAAAAGGGGAACTTAACATTATTAAGAGGGCAATGGAATAAAGCTTTTATTAATCAAGCTATTGCTTTCACTGGAAATGACAAGGACACTGATGATATCCTTGACGGAACTTCTCGATGTTGGGAAGGTTTCAACGGTGATGGTGACCTATCAATTTCGTTCTTATAAAGTGTTGCCATAATGAAGGGCTCTATAGAATCTCATTGTTCCCTATTGCATCTCGCCAAAGATTTAAGGAATAAAGAGACTCGGCTTTCTAAGTTGAGTCTTTTTTTTTGCCATCAACTATATACATTTGCCCGATACCTCAGATAGTATAAAATAGAGGTATGTGGGATTTTCTAACCAGAAAACTTAATTTCAAAGCGTCAGTCGGTCAGCAACTTTTTACCAACCAATGGGAGTTCAGTCTAGCCGATCTTGAATCGTATGCAAAAGAAGGGTATAGTCAAAATCCCACAATTTATTCTTGCATCAGTCTTATTGCCGATGCGTTTGCCTCGATACCGCTCAAAGTTAAAGTCGGTGATGAGTTTAAACCAGATCATCCACTTCAACAGATACTAGACCAGCCAAACCCCGATGAAGGCGGTGTTGAGTTTAGAACGGCTGCGGCCTCGTGGTTATTATTAACAGGTAACTGTTTTACAGAAAAACTAAAAGTCACTTCTGATAAAATGGAGCTTTGGAACTGGCAACCATATCAGATGTCTATCGGTTATGCCAAGGGGCACCGTATTCCTTTACGTTATGCATTTGCTAAAGGCACAGATCACGCTCGGTTCTGGGATGTCGATAAGATAACAGGCGAGTCTAATATGCTTCATTGGAGGCGGTTCAATCCTTCACCAAATCAAAGCGGTATGGGCTTGGCTCCACTATCTGCCGGTGCTGCTAGTGCTGACCAGATGAACGCAGCTTCCAAATGGAGATATAACACATTCAAAAACAATGCGGCGCCTTCTGGGGTTCTATCAACTGAGCAGAATATTGACGCGACTAAAAAGAAAGCTCTTGCAGAAGACTTAAGGAAAAACCAGCAAGGAACTAAAAACGCTCGTGAAATCATGCTGCTCGGTGGTGGCTTGAAGTGGCAACAAGTTGCAATGAGTCCCCAAGATATGGACTGGCTGCAAGGGACTAAACTATTAGCTCAAGAGATTGCCTCTGTCTATCGTGTTCCTACTCAGTTACTTGGAATTGAAGGGTCACAGACATACGCTAACTTTGCTGAGGCTAAGATTGCTTTCTATACTCAAGCGGTTCTCCCTCTCATGGACCTTTATGTTTCAGAGATCAATCGTTTCTTGGGTGGTGACTTCGAAGGCGCAACTGTTTGTTATCAGTCAGAAGACATTGAAGCTTTAGAACCTTTGAGGGCAGAGAAAAGAGCCGAGTTGCTTCGAACTGATGTCTTAACAATCAATGAGAAACGAGAGTTATTAGGCTATGAGCCACGAGAGGAAGGCGAGGCGAATATGCTTTTCGTTCAGCCCAATGATATACCTTTAGACGATACGTTTGCGGATGATGAAGATGAAGCGGACGCAAGCGAGGAATAGAAGGCGTCAGCTTCGAGAGATAAATGAAATTGACAGGATGGAGCGAAAACTTGAACGCACCGCAATGCCTAAGATTAGAAAACAACTGAACCAGATAGCCCGTGAAGCCATCGACGCTTATGCAACGGGTGGTCGTATTGGTGCTGAGTTCGCGATTGAAGGCGGTCGTCAGAGAATCGGTGAGACACTTGAGGCAGTTTATAAGACAACTATTAAGAAGACCGAGAAGCTTTTAAAAGAGTTATACCCAAAGGATAAAGCGAAGGTTGAGCAAGTAAGACGTGAGCTAGAGCGGAACTTTAGAAAGCAAGCAGAGAAAGCGGCAGAGCAGATAAGTAGAAGCACAAAGAACCAAGTGAAAAAGATCGATGAGAAGGATATTCCATTCGATGAGAAACAGAAGGATATTAAAAAGAAACTAACTTCAAACGGTCGTCGGGCTCAGTTAATTAGTGAGGTTGAGATTGGAAGTGTAACCGCTGAAGGTCGTGATAAGGTTAGCCGAAAGATATATGAGAAGGCGACTCAGAAACAATGGGTAACGACTAGAGACAGTAAGGTTCGCGACTCTCATCAACATGCAGAAGGTCAAATCGTTGGGATTAAAGAGAACTTTGTCTTAAGAGGTAGGCGAAGTGAGCGAACACCTTATCCAAGATACCGAGGTTTGAGTGCTGCGAACCGTTGTAACTGCCGTTGTAGAATGATATATTTATGAGTAACGTCCCAGCAAGTAAACGAGAGCAGTACCTAGCAAACTCAGGTATTGAGCTGAAGAGTGATGACACTCAGTTCGATGTTGCGGCATGGAGAGAAGAGCTAAAGACTTTAATTTCTGGCAAGGTTTCAACTGATAATAGTAGCACGACCTTAATAACCAATGGGTCGAATTTCACAGGTGCTTGGGAATATGTCGCGGAGTTTGATAGTTTAGTTGTATCGACCAAGACAGATCAAAACGGATATTTTGAGGTTCAATTTTCACCTGATGGATCAAATATTGATTCTACTTTAACTCGGTATTATAGAACAACACAAATAGAGGCCCCTCATCGGTTTACTATTGCTAGGAGCTACGCGAGGGTTATTTTCTATAACAACTCTGGGTCAGACCAAACATTCTTTAGGCTTCAGGTTCTGCTTGGAGATAAAACACCCCTAAACGCTCCAATCGATTCAACTGTTCCACAGGACTTTGACTCTGTTATGGTCAGACCGACAGATTATACAACCGAGACAGCTTTGGGACTTAGGCAAGGCAATGGCACTTGGAATAAGTTCGGTTATAATAGCGATGTAGATGCTGCATCCTCTGAGGTCATAGCCTCTTTTGGTGGTGCATTCAATCAGCAATTATCTAGTGCCGAGACGTTGGATATCTCTTCAGATAATGCAGCCGACACAAACACAAGCGGCACAGGTGTTAGGCAGTTAGTTATTTTTGGTGTAAATGGTGATTGGGATTTAGTCACTGAAGTAATTGCCATGAGTGGTGTTTCTACAGTCACAACATCAAATTCATTTCTTGGCATTAACCGAATGACGATATTCACTTCTGGAAGCTCTAACTCAAATGTAGGAAATATTACAGCAACGGCAACAACAAGCGGAAACACGATGGCTCAAATGCCAGCAGGGCAGGGAACAACACAGCAATGTATTTTTTACGTTCCAAGGAATTATCAGTTTCTAGCGACTTGGCTTTACCTCTCTGCTATCAAGTCGTCAGGTGGTGGAAATCCTAGTGTAACTTTTTACGGTTATGTTTATTCTGGCGTGGTAGATTCTAGATTTGAAATCTACAGGGACTCGATTGATACTTCAGGCGGTGGTGAAAGGATTGAATTAAAACCAAGTGAGCCTTTTTTGATTGGTGAGAAAAGTATTTTTTGGATAGAAGCCGATACAACATCAAACAATACGTCCGTTCGAGGTCGGTTTTCTGGTAAGTTGGTAAGAGATGCCGACGGTTGAATTTGACGGATGACGCAAAGGGAAGAAAATATGAGTATGGAAACTAAAAGAGCTTTAGTAAACTTTGATGTAAAGATGGAAGATGAAACCTCGACCAGAGGACATTTTTCAGGATACGGCTCAACTTTTGACGATATTGATTTGGGTGGTGATATAGTCGAGAGGGGCGCTTTCACAAAATCTCTAGACAGTTGGAAGAACAAAGGTCAATTGCCTCAACTGCTTTGGTATCACAACAATGAGGAAATCATTGGCGAATGGACCAAAATGGAAGAAGACGAGCGTGGCCTTTACGTTGAAGGGAAGCTTTGGATAAATGGCGAATCAAGAATTGAAAGAGCTGTTCAAGCCTACAACGTTTTAAAATCTAATAGCGTTAAAGGTCTTTCTATTGGCTATCGAGTCAAAGAAAAGGAAGATCAAGAGAATATGGATGGCGGCATGGTCCGTAAATTAAAAGAAATTGATCTGTTCGAGGTGTCTATTGCACCTTGGGCGATGAATCCCCAAGCTTCAGTTTTAGGGGTTAAAAGTATGACTGATGAGGAGGGTAATGTACTCTCTAAAAGAGAAGTTGAAAAGATCTTGAGGGATTCAGGACTTTCTCGCAGACAAGCACAGGTTTTTATAGCTAGAGGATACGAAGCCATTGAGCGAGATGCCAAGGGTGAAGTTGAATCTGTTGAGAGGGATTCTCAGCTTGCATTGTCGAACGTTCTCGAATCTCTAAAACAATCTTTTCCAACTATTTGAGGTTAGACTTATGAGTGCAGAACTCAGCGAAGTAAAAGACCTGATCGGTAAAATCGGTCACGGTTACGAAGAAATGAAAAAGGCTCAAGATGCTCTTGACGCCAAAATAGAAAATGGTGAAGCTGGGCAAGCTGAACTGAAAGAAAAGCTTGATCGAATTGATCAAAGCATGAATGAGGCTCTTGACATGAAAGAGTCTTTAGAGCAAACTATGGCTGCCGTAAAACGCATGGGTTCAGAAGAAAATGAGCTTGAAGCCAAAGGAATTGATAAAAAATCATTTAATTCCGGTATCCAAAAATGGTTGGCTAAAGGCTTGCCTTCTGATATCCGAGGATTGGGTTTGAGTGAGAAAGAAGAGAAAGCTCTTCAATCTAATATCGACCCTCAAGGTGGTTTTACAATTAATCCTTACATTGGTGAAGTTGAAAAACGTATCTTTGACACTTCTCCTGTTCGTGCTCTTGCTTCTGTTGTATCCATAAATACAAATGAGTATATTGGATACCACGATGATAATGAGTTCGGTGCTGGATGGGTTGGCGAAGTTGCTACACGTTCTGAAACTTCAACCGCTGATTTGGGTGAGTTCAGAATCCCTGTTCGTGAGATGTATGCTCGATTTACTATGAGTGATCGAGTAATCGAAGACAGCTCTTGGAACTTAGAGCAATGGGCCGTTGGTGACGTTGCTGATAAATTCGGACGTCTTGAAGCCACTGGTGTTGTAAGCGGTAATGGTCCTGCTCAAATCGAAGGTTTGATGACTGCTACTCAAAACACAGCTACTCCAAACGGTTACACTAGGGGTCAAATCGGAACTTTGGCAACTGCTGGAGCTACTGCTATCACTACCGATGAGCTTGTAACTTTGCGTGGATACTTGAAAGCAGGACATAGACCAAATGCTCATTTCTTGTTTAATAGAAGCACTGAAGCCTATATTCGCAAGCTTAAAGACGGTCAAGGTAATTATATCTGGCAACCTTCTTACCAAGCTGGCGAGGCTGATACTCTTATCGGTCAGAAAGTTAGTATCTGGGAAGACATGCCTGATATTGCTACTGGCGTTATCGCTGTTGCTTTGTCTGACGTTCGCGCGTCTTACAAAATCGTAGATCGTTTTGGAATCAGCATTCTCCGAGATATGTACACTCAAGCTGCTAATGGCAAGATTGTATTCCACATGCGCAAGCGTGTTGGTGGTGGAATCTGTAATTTTGACGCTACTAAATACTTGCTACAAGCATAATCTAAGGAGGTTATAAAATGTTAAGAGATGGAAAAAACGGACTTAAATTTGTCGAGACTGTTGCGCCTCAAGCTGTGACAGGTGACGCAACTGGAACTGGAGTTGACTTGAAAGACTTTGATTCTTGCACCTTGTTTGCTCATGGTGACGGAACATTTGTTGGAACTGTCAAAATTCAGGAATCAGACGCTTCTGGTTCTGGATATGCTGACGCGGCTGCCGCTGATGTTATCGGGACTCAGGATGTCGCTGTTGATACAACTGATGCCGTAAGAACGCTTGGATATATTGGTTCTAAGCGTTATGTCCGTGCTGTGTTTACTCACGCCACGAATGGCGATATCTCAGGAGCCTTCGCTCTTGGTTGTGCTCACCTGAGCCCTGTTTCAGGTAACTAATGAAGGTTAAGGCTATAGTTGATGCGGTGTACTCATTTGATGGGTACACCGTTCAAAGATGTCCTAAAGGTGAAGAGAGGGAGTTTTCTCCCTCTCAAGCCCAAAAGCTTATTGGCCTAAAGATGTTTGAAGCCATTAAGGAAAAGAAGCCTGCTGCTCCGAAAAAGCAAAGCAAACCTGCAAAGATAGAGAAAGAGGTAAAGGTTGAAGAGCAAGATAACAACTCAACCAGCGATTGAACCTGTAACACTAGCAGAGGTCAAAGAGTCTCTTCGCGTTACGTCTACATCTGAAGATGCTTTGATAAATAACTTTATTACAAGCGCTAGGGTTTACGCAGAAAATTACACAGGTCGAAAGTTCATCAATCAAACTCTTGTCGGTTATGCTGACGGGTTCCACAATCAGTATGACCAATGGTGGACTGGCTTTCGACAAGGTTCTGAAACGCAACTTATCTATGGTCTGAGTGGTGGATATATTCCCTTTGACTGGTCTCCTGTTGATTCAGTGTCTCAGGTTGATACAATCGATGTGGATAATTCAGAGACTGTTTACTCATCATCCAATTACTATTTGGATAACTTTGACAATGATGTTAAACATAAGGTCATTTTAAACGATAACAATTCAGATATCACAACCTCATTGCGCTCAAGAAATGCAATCAAGGTGACATACATAGCAGGCTACGGATCAAATAGAGCCGACGTTCCTGCTAATATCAGGCGCGGTATTATTATGATTGCCGCCCATTTATATACAAACCGCGGTGACTGCGATGGCGGTAACTGCGTGATGAAATCAGGCGCAAACGTTTATTTGGATCAGGTGAAACTTGAGTCTGTGTCGATCTCAGTTTGATGCTTACGCAGAGGTCTTTGAAAGGACTATCGCAGACGATGGAGCCGGTGGTCAAACAATCACTTGGACCAGTCGAGGCAATATCTACGCTTTGATTTTAGA